TATAAAGACCCAAGATTTAAAGCAAGAAGCGCAGGATAATGAAAATCGGACTTACAGGAACAATGAGTGTTGGTAAAACAACACTAGTTAAAGCACTATCAGAAGTAGAGCAATTTAAAGGCTATACATTTACTACTGAACGTAGTCAATACCTTAATTCACTAGGTATCCCACTAAATCATTCAACTACTATTGAAGGTCAAACAGTATTTTTAGCTGAGCGTGTTACTGAATTAATGCAACCTCGTATAATTACTGATCGTACAATTATTGATGTTATGGCATTTACAAATTGTGCTAAAATGGTAAGCTATACTGATGGTGATGCGTTTGAGGAATATGCTAAACGTTTTATTTCCCAATATCATTATATATTTTATATTTCTCCTGAAGGAATGGATATAGAAGATAATGGGGTTCGTGAAACTGATGCTACTTATAGAACAGAAATCGATAGTGAAATACAAAAATTACTAAAAAAACATCGTCCTGTTGTTCATACACTTAAAGGAACAACTGAGGAACGTATAAACCAAATGATGAAAACTATACAATTTTAATTAATATGAAATTATGGAAATGGATAGTAGGATTACTTGCAGTACTAGGAGGTGCCGCTGCAGTAGCTTCTACTCAAAAGAAAAAAGAGCACGATAAAAATGTTAAAAACACCAAACAAAAGGTCAAGCAAACACAAGCGAAAACTAAACAAGTTCAGCAACAAAAAGCTCAGACTAAAAAAGCAGTTACTACTCAAAAGAAAAAAGTAACTACCGCTAAAAAGCAGGTTAAAAGCACTGCTAATGCTAAACAAACTACTCAAAACTTTAAAAAGAAGTATAGAGGTAGATCAAAAAAATAATTATGAAAAATATACTAATAACTTTATTTTTAGGGTTATCTAGCATAGGTTATTCACAAGATACTCTTCAAATTCCCGCTGTGGAACTTGAAGAGTTTTTCTTGGCCTTAGATACCCTTGAAGTCCAGGACTCAGCAAAAACAGTTTTAATCCAAGAATTAGAATTTCAAATCAAACTACACGAACAGTTAGCTAAACAAGATAGCCTTATAATCCTATATAAAGATCAGGAAATAAAGCTATTAAATGAGGAAATAGATTTATATATCTATCGCTTAGATAAGGTTGATAAATGGTATAACAGGCCGTGGGTAGGCATTACAGGAGGTTTTTTAGGTACTATACTTTTACTTAATACTATAGACTATACGCTGCCTGATTAATCCTTGTATATTTATTACTGTTAACAACAACATTTTGCAAAATGAATAAAAACGAAATTAAGGAAATCATAATTGAAGAGATTAAAGATGTCTTGAAAGAAATGGCATCTCCTGAAATAATGGCCGCTGATTCGCGCCCTGAAGAAGACGACATTACACCTCCAGGTATTGAAGATATGTCACCAGACCCCATGTTTGGTGCTAATCCTTCATATGTTGAAGAAAAGGAGTTATCTGAAATGCCTCGTACATCTAATATTTTTAAACTTAGCCAAGAAGCTAGTATGAAAGATGTACTTCAATTTATGCAACGTGTAAATGATGTTCTTAAAACATTTAAATCACCAGGACAAAAGCGCCCTAAAAAACGTTTTACACCTGAAGAAATGAAAGCACTTGCAACAGCAATGCTTAAGCCTGAGGGCTTTACTTCTAGGGATATAATTGCCGCTACTTCATACAATAGCCCCGCCCAAGCAAATAAATTCTTAAAAGCGCTTGAGATGAAAGGTTTAATTACATTAACTTCTCAGCTTAAAAAAGCAATGGAACCAACTCGCGATCCAAATGCTCCCGAAACGAGAGGTAGAAAAAGAAGAGACGCAGAATTTGATTTATCAGATGATCCAATGATGGATTTAGATGCCTTAGGCTTAGGAGGTGATATTGATCTAAGCGACCCATTAGCAGAAAACAACAACACCATGAGTGAATTAGAAAAATACATTAAGCAAGTAATTAAAGAAGCTAAAAACCCATTAGCTAAAAAGATGAAAGAAATCGAAAATCAAGGACGCAGAGCCGCCCTTGAAACTAAACTTGCCGCAATCGACGAAATGATCGAGGAAACTGAAGGTCGTTTAACTCGTATTGACGAAGATAATGAGTTTAGAGACATGATGGATAAAAACGCTGTTAAAGAAGTTCGCAAGCAACTTAAAGAACTTGAAAGAGCTAAAGCTAAGCTTCAAAAAGAATATGGTAAAATGAAAAAAATGGCTTTACCTAAAAACTATGATGAAGACGAAAAAGGTAAAGTAATGGACGAAGAAGCCCCAGTAGCTGAAGACACTGTTGATGCCGCTATTGATGAAGTAGAATTAGAAGAAGATAACTTTAAACTTAACGAATCAGTTAAGCGCATGCAAAGATTAGCTAACCTTAAAGGTTAATTAAAATTATATATTAAAATTAGGGGACCAATAGGTCCCCTTTTTTATTAGTATGTATATACGATGGCAGATATAAAATCAATCATAAAACAGGAATTTGTTAAATCAGCAAGCGATCCTGTTTATTTTATGAAAAAATATTGTTGGATTCAACACCCAACAAGAGGTAGAACACAGTTTAATCTATACCCATTCCAAGAAAAAGTATTAGGATTATTAAGTAAACACGATAAATCAGTTATCCTAAAATCAAGACAGCTTGGTATTTCAACACTCTCAGCAGGTATAGCTCTACACATGATGTTGTTTCAAAAGGATAAAAACATCCTTGTAATTGCAACAAAACAAGAAACAGCAAAAAACCTAGTAACAAAAGTACGATTTATGTACGATCAGTTACCTAGTTGGTTAAAATTACCTACAGTAGAAAATAACCGACTGTCACTGCGACTTAAAAATGGATCTCAAATTAAAGCAGTATCAGCAGCAGGCGATGCTGGTAGATCAGAAGCCATTTCACTTCTAGTAATTGACGAGGCTGCATTTATTGAAGAAAATAGAATCGAAGAGATTTGGGGTTCAGCTCAACAAACACTTGCAACTGGTGGTAGAGCAATTGTATTATCTACACCAAATGGTACGGGTAACTGGTTCCATAGAATGTGGGCTAAAGCCCAAGACGGTACAAGTGGTTTTACACCTATTAGATTACCCTGGACTGTACACCCAGAACGAAACCAAGAATGGAGAGACAAACAAGACGATGAGTTAGGGGATAGAATGGCAGCACAAGAGTGCGATTGTGATTTTACAACCTCAGGTGATACAGTATTTCCTCCTGAAGTACTAAACCATATTGAAGCTACAATGATTAAAGACCCACTAGAAAAAAGGGGTATGAATAGTAGTTTATGGGTTTGGGAATACCCCGATTATACTAGACAATATATGGTTGTAGCTGACGTAGCAAGAGGCGATTCAAAAGATTATTCAGCATTTCATATTATAGACATTGAAAACTGCACTCAAGTAGCTGAATTTAAAGATCAAGTACCAACTAAAGATTTTGGTAGGATATTATATAATATAGCAACAGAGTACAATAAAGCATTACTTGTAATTGAAAACGCTAATATTGGTTGGGCCTCCATACAAGAAGTAATTGATATGGGCTATGAAAATTTATATTATAGTCCTAAAGATGAAAAATTTACTCGCGATGCTGAAGCATATATTGCTAAAGGGTATGATTTAGTAGATAAATCAAAAATGGTACCTGGTTTTACTATGTCACTTAGAACAAGACCCTTAACTATTGCAAAATTAGATGCATACGTTAAAGAGCAAAGTATACAAATTCAATCAAGACGTACCTTAGACGAACTAAGAACATTTGTTTGGAAAAATGGCCGACCAGAAGCCCAAACTGGGTATAATGATGACCTAATTATGTCCATAGCTACCGCATGTTACGTGCGAGATACTGCGCTAAAATTTGCTCAGCACGGAGTTGACTTAACTAGAGCTATGCTTGCAAATACAACAAAAGCTTCATATAATCCATTTTTTAGTTCAACACAAGTTAATGACCCTAAGCAAGCATATAAAATGAAAATAGGAGGAAAAGATGAAGATTTGTCTTGGCTTTTAGGTTGAATATTTATACACACACAATAAACAATAAATATGGCGGATACTAGCTTATTTACACGATTAAGACGATTATTTTCTAATGACGTTATTATAAGAAACGTAGGAGGAAAACAATTAAAAGTGATGGACGTTGATCGTATTCAAAAATACGGTAACTTAGAATCTAATTCACTATATGACAGATTTACAAGATTACATAGACCAGTAGGTTCTTCCCTGCAGTATAATCCAACACTTAACTACTCATCTATGCGCCTCCAGCTTTACAGCGATTATGAGGCGATGGATTATGATTCATTGATTGCTCCTGCACTTGATATTATTTCAGAAGAAGCAACTCTTAAAAACGAGTATGGTGATGTATTAACTATTAAATCATCAAATGAAAATGTAAAACGTGTACTTCATAATTTATTTTATGATGTACTTAATGTAGAATTTAACTTACCATCTTGGGTTCGCCAAATGTGTAAATATGGTGATTTCTATTTACACCTCCAAATCTCAGAAAAGTTTGGTATTTATAACGTTTTACCTTTATCAGTATACCAAGTAGTAAGAGAAGAAGGTATGGATCCTGAAAATCCTAGTTATGTACAATTTGTATTAGACCCTAATGGCTTATCACAATCTAATACTTATAGTGCTAGAAGAAGTGATCAAATGAAACTTGAAAATTATGAAGTTGCCCACTTTAGACTACTATCAGATGCTAATTACCTTCCATATGGCCGTTCATATCTTGAACCAGCTCGTAAGGTATTTAAACAGTTAATTTTAATGGAGGATGCGATGCTTATTCATAGAATTATGCGTGCACCAGAAAAAAGAATTTTTTATATGAACGTAGGTGGTATTCCACCAAACGAAATCGATACGTTTATGCAAAAAACAGTTAACCAGATGAAAAAAACTCCCTATGTGGACCAACAAACTGGTGATTATAATTTAAAATTTAATATTCAAAACATGACTGAGGATTTTTATATCCCAGTTAGAGGTAATGATTCATCAACTAAAATTGAAACTACAAAAGGTCTTGATTATGATGGTACAACTGATATTGAATATTTAAAAAATCGAATGTTAGCTGCCCTTAAAATCCCTAAAGCATTTTTAGGGTATGATGAAAACCTTGAGGGTAAATCAACATTAGCTGCTATGGATATTCG